CCCCAACCTTCTTCAGGAGCCAATACATAATCAGCTTCCCATGATTTTGCAATCCTTAGATACATATAAAATAATGCATCTTCAAAATCTTTTTTATTTAATGAAGATGAACATATTTGTGGCATTGAAAGACTATCTAATTCAACATCACCATCTCTATATTGTGTCCAAATTCCATCAAGTTTTCTGTTAGTTGATGTGAATCCATATACATCAAATGGAATATTTACAGCTTTACAAAACATAACAGTATGAAGTACTTGGTCCATAACATATTTCATTGATCCAGACATTGATCCAGAGAAATCGATTACCATCATCATACCATGATTTTGTGAGTCTGCTAATTTTGTTGTTCTTAAAAAGATATCGTCATTTGTTTTATATGACCATAATTTATTAACATCCAAATTACCTGTTTTCGAAACTGAGGATTTTTGCCATTGAGTAGCAGCTTTTCTTTGCTCAAATTCTTTTACAGCAAATTGAATATTCTTTTTAATTTCTTTTATTGCACCAGGGAATGCCTCTCTAGCTTCACTAATTATGGATTCTACGTAGCAATTATCTTCTTTTTCTAATTTAGCTTCTCTTGAAGCCTTCAGATCTTTATATTCAACTACGATCTTATCCATAAAATCTTTACTAATATCTTTAGCAATAGTTGGTTGTGCTCCATTAGGTGCTTGTACTAAATCTTTTTCTTTACTTCTAAAAACTTGATCAGTAACAGAAACATCTTCATCATGTTTAGGCTCAGATGAAGCTATTGTCGAATCAAATTCTTCTTCTTCAATAGCTTCACCGTCACCATTTTCTTCTGTGTTACTTGTATTTTCATCATTGTTTTGGTTATCTGATTCTAAATCATCATGACCACCCGATGTAGGGTCATCATTTTGAGAGTCCTCAGATTCTGGTTGATCAACATCTTCCGTTTGAGGAGGTGTCATCAAATCTTCTTGATTTTCTTTAGTATAAGCTAATATGTCTTTTACTAACTGTAAAACTTCAGCAAAGTCATTAGTAGACATTGCTCTGTCATAAAAAACTTTTTCTGCAGCATTAAATGGTACATCTAATAGATTACCAATTTTAGCTTTAAGGTTAATCTTATCAATTAATTTAATTTGATCCCAATCAACATCGGTTAAATCACCAAAAAATTCTTGGTCAAATAGTTTTTTGTAACCTCTTGAAAATGGTCCAACAAGACCAGGATATCTATCTTTTACTTTTCTTTCAATTCTGGCATCTTCAACAACATTTATATAAGACCTTGGACAACCTTCTAGTTTTTCTGGGCTATCATGCCAACCTTCGAATGGTGTTTCAAGTGCATGGCCAACTTCGTGTCCTATTAAAAGATCATATACATCTTTACCCATGTCTTCCCACATAGGTAAACCTAATACTCTATTTTTGATATCAAACCATGCAGTCTTATAATTACCATGTTGGATTGTAATATTTTCTTTAGCTAATAATTTTGGTAACTGCATTCTGTAAACTCCTTATCAATATATGTATATTATACCACCGTTCTACGGTAAAGTAAACAGTTTTTTGAAAAAAAAGTATATATTTTTTAGATATATTTGTTATATGTATATAACTTTTTGGAATAAGTGGTGGAGCTGACAGGGGTCGAACCTGCGACCTCCTCCGTGCAAGGGAGGCGCTCTCCCAACTGAGCTACAGCCCCACAATGTTTATATGTGAATATTTTTTTGCAATAGATTTTCTTTCTTCTACCCACTCGGATCTTGGTGTTGATCTTTCGTATCCTCTATCGTTTTGATATATATTTGTTGCACCCATACCATCGAATCCTAGTAGAACTATTTCTTCAAATCCTATTTTACAAGCTAAATCTAAAGCTCTTGATCCTGATGAAATAGGTTTTTCTTTCAGTGATCTTACCATATCACCTTTTTGTGTCCATGTTACATATACGTAATCTTCACTTCCTGCAACCTGAGCACTGATACAGTTTTCTTTTTCATTCTGTATAATAGGTTTATTAAATGAAGCTGCTATAGCATCAACTGCATATTCAGGTATTGGATCCCATTCACTAAAAAAACATAAATGATCTTTACAATATCCTGTTTCATAAATAAGATGCTGCATATAAGCATCGGTACAAACTAATGCATCAATATCTTCCTTATATGCGCCATTACAACCAATAACAAAAGAATCTGAATATTCAGATCTATAATCTATATTTTTTCTAGATTCACCGTTACCTAATACTATTGCTCTATTCATTTTATTTTTGAAAAATTCTTTTCTTTTATAAATTCAATTTTAGATCTAAACTTGTTTTCTAATATATCACCCTTGTGAGAAATGATGAATACGTTTGTTCCATCTTCAAGTGTATTTAGAATTTTTGTCAAATTGTCAATACCATCATGATCTAAACTGGAATCAAACGTTTCATCTAGAACCAAAAGATTTGTAGCTGCAGAGTTTTTCATCTTAGCTATTTGCCTCCATGTGAATAGAAGCGATAAATCAATCCTTTGTTTTTCACCTTCACTAAATGATGCATAATTAAATGTATCTCTATGACGTGATCTAATTGTTTCATTAAAGTTTTCATCAAGGTGAAATGCTACAAAGAAATCTAATACCTGTAGATACTGGTTAATAAGACGGTTCATAACAGGTAAATATTGTTTAATAACTTTTGTCTTGATACCAGTATCTTTAAGCATCTCCCCTATAACTTCGTTATAAGTTCTTTCCTCTACGTATTCTAATTTTTTTTCTGTAATAGAATCTTTACCTTCTCTTAATGATTCCATTTCTTTTTTAGCAGTTTTTACATCACCACTCGATTGTAATAGTGTTCCAATTTCTTTTTGTGTACTGTCAATTTCTTTTTGAATCAAAGATATTTTATCATTATTAGAAATAATTTTTCTTTGTCTCTCTAATAATAAAGTCATAGCATTTTTTGATTCTTCGATGTCAGCCATATTTTGATCAACTTCTTCTTTTAGCTTTTCCATACCTTGTTGTACTTCAGCCGCTGATTTTTTGATTCCACTAATTTTTGATTCTTTAATTGATTCATCAATTTGTTGATCACATGTTGGACATTGATCGTGGTCTTCAAAAAACTTTGATTGCTGTACCAAGTCTTTAATTTTAGCACTGAATTGTAAATCATAAGATTTAAGTTGAGTGGCTTTTGATTTTAAATTGTCTGACTTTTTAGTTTCAATATCAATATGGCTTTGAAGATTTTCATTGAGTTCTGATGTTTCATCTATTAACTTTTTAATATCATCTTCATATGTTTTAATACTTTCTTTCTTATTTTCAACCATATCTTTATTGATTGATTGTAGATCTTTAATGTATTTGGTTTGACTATCAATCTTTGTTTTAAATAAATCGATTTGATGATTGATGTCAGTTAGTTCATCTCTAATTTTAGCATTTCTTTCTTTCAATAATGTATTCATCTTTGAAAAAATATTAATGTCTAATAAATCTTCTATTACTGCTCTTCTGGACCACGCCGGTAGTTGCATAAAGGGAATAAATGAACTACTTCCTAATACAACTACTTGGTGGAAACTTTTATGATTTAATTTTAAAATATTTTGTTCTAAGAATTTTTGATAATCTCTGGCACTTGACGATTGATTAATCATATTACCATTTTGATAGATTTCAAATTTACCAGGTTTTATACCTCTCATAATTCTAAAATCTGAATCACCAATTTTAAATTCAACTTCGACAACAGTACCCTTTTTATTAATACTGTTAATCATTTGATCTTTTTTAATATCACGGTGTGGTTTACCAAATAGACCAAAAGATAAAGCATCTAACATAGTAGATTTACCTGCACCATTTTGACCTACTATTAGTGTTGATGGTGATCTATTTAATTCAATTTTAATTGTATCATTACCGGTTGACAGGAAATTCTTCCAGGAAACGGATTTAAAATATATCATACTACCTCTAGATTTTGTGCTTCTGTATAAAGCTTTCTCAATTCAATTTTTAAATGATCTTTATCAAGTTCAGTTTCAACTGCATCAACATATGAATCTAATAATACTGTTGTATCTTCTAGTGAGACCTTTTCATCTTCTACGCTTTCACCAAGATATTCTTCAAAACTTTCAGCAATTTTAAGTTCATATGTTTCAATACTTTGTAGTCTATCAACAAATTTATCAAACATATAAAGATCGTTTTTATTTAATACAATTAATTTTATAAATTGATGTTCATATTCAGATACATCAATTTTATCATAATCATATTTTGTATCGTCATATACTACCTTCTTAAACATAGTAATAGGATTTCTAACTGCTTCTATTTCTCTTGTTTCAGTATCTAATACATGGAAATATTTTGGATCGTCCACATCTGCCCAAGTAAATTCCATTTGTGAACCAAGATAATGAACATTACCCTGATGTGATTTTGTATGAAAATGGCCAGATAGAACCATTTCAAATCTTGAAAAAATATCAGCATTCATACCATGAGGATTACTTATTCCGGCCATCATATCAAATCCTTTTAATTCAAGGTGGGCACCAAGAATAGGAGCTTTACATTTAAGAGCCCAATCTGTATATTCTTTATAATTCGAATTATTAATCCATGGAATAACCGCAACACCTAGACCATTATAATCTAGGACAGTTGGCTTCATTATAATATTAACATTGCTAGTAAAGTATCCGAGCAACTCTTTGAGGCTGCACAACTCATTAGTATTTTTGAAATACACATCATGATTACCAGGAATGATATCCATAGTAATACCAGCATCCCGCATAGGTTCAAGAAAATGTTTCCTATTAGCATTAAGAGCTTTAAAATTGACGAATTTTCTGTGTTCATAATAATCACCTAAATGTAAAATGTTTTTGATACCATGTTCTTTTAAATATGGAAAAAATATTTCTGTATAGAACCTTTCTTGGTATTTTAAAAATATATCTGATGAATTACGTACACCGCAATGTGTATCATTTAAAATAGCTACTTTCATATTATACCATGAATAATTCTAATTTTTCTTTTTCTTTCTCAACCTTCTTAAATTCTTTTAAGGCTGCATCATTTGTTTTCACTCTAGAAATTCTTTGTCTTAGTGTATCAACATAGGCCATAGTCTCAGCTGCGCCTGATTCATCCATACCCATTTGAGTAAAGTCTTCAATACCCATTTTTTCGATGAATTTAAATTTAATATCTTGTTGTTTCTTTTCTTTAGTGATTCTCCTAATAAAAGCAAAATAACAAATTTGAGTAAAGTATGAGAATGCGTTGGGTTTACCAGTTCTAGTCGTAGTACTAATATTATAGTTACCTATTGCTCTTAAACAATTTTCAACAGCATCCATAACCATTTCTTCACGATAAGTATACCTCACGAAGTTCGGTCTATGAGATAGTCCTTCTGCAATTTTGATAAAGCACCTAGCAATGTAATCTGTTACCAGTGGCGGTTTTTGATCATTTGCTTTTGCTTCTTGGGCTAGTACCGCATAATCATATACGGCTTCTGAAAACTCTCTATTATTGACATAATGAGGTTTTTGTTTAGCTTTCATTTTCATTCAATTTCTCCATATAATTAGATATATTATACCATAGTTTAGACATAATGTACATATATTTTTTTACATTTTTTTACACTTTTTTTCATAAAACTGTTTACAAATCCACAAAAGTATGGTATAATAATATAGTCTACCGGGGAGGGTGGAGTATACTATTAATGTATTGTAGGTTCTTCTTCAGTTTCAATATCGATATCAGTTTCATCATAGTCTAGAAGTGGGTCATTTAACTTTTCCTTTAGTACTTGTTCTACAATTTCATTAAAGGAAGGTGTTTCTTCAGCCTTTCCATTTACACTATAATTTATATAATGTTTCTTTGAATCATCTTCTATCTCAACATGATTAATTACATGTCTTTTAAACAATTTAAAAATCTTTTTATCAGAAAAAGGAAACCATGGACTATACATGTACATTCCTAAATTATTCAATTTAACTTGTACTGGTCTTTCTAACACGAAGGCGTTATCGTCTGAGTGTTGCACTAATCCAATTAGCTCTTCACCACTAGTTAATTTAAAATGTCTGATATTTAGCTTTTCCATATTATATATTTATATCATGTAATTTATAATCAAACTTTTCTTTGCTATAAATTTTGATCCTTTCAGCTGCGTGTTGTAGTGTATAGTTTTTCTTAGACTTCCAATGTAAGTCATCCGCAATATCATATACTTTAGTATTTATACCGTCATCTGATTTTCTTAATCCTCTACCGATTGACTGCAACACCCTAATTTGAGACTTACTTGGTGAAGCAAAAATAATATTGTGTAAACGCCTAATATTAATCCCTGTAGAAAAAGTGCCCATACTAGCAACAATGATTGCATCACTTTCCTGTTCCGTAATTTCGCGAATTTGCTCTCGAGTTTCAACATCTGTTTCTCCTGATACGTAAAATAATTTTCTACTTTTTCTAGGTAAAGCGTCAAACTTTTCTTTTAATAAGTTATGTAATGGTTTTCCATGTTTTTCAACAAACTGAAATAATATAAGTGTATTACCCTCTTGGTCCATTGCTAAATTAGATATAAAATTATTCCGTGGTTCATACTTTACAATAAAGTCGACTTCATCCTGGTATTTCATTTTGGACATCATCTTACAATAATCATCGCCATACTTTAATAATAATACATATATTTCTAGATCAGATAAAGCCTGTTCTTGAATTAATTTTTTAGTAGTTGTTACTTTATATACTGGACCAAACAATCCTTCTAATACTAATTGATGTGTTTGTGTTCCATCTAATGTTCCTGTGGTACCAATTCTATATTCAGCATTAACGCATTTTTCTAATATTGCAGTGAGTGATTTAGCTTTAAAGTTATGTGCTTCATCACCAATAACCATAGTATAGTTCTTAAACCATTCTGAACCCATTTTATAGATTGATTGCCATGTAGTAATAATGACTCTTTTATCTATGTTATATCTTTCCTTTCCTGAGTATATTCTATGGCAGTTGTCTTGCACACTAAACTGATCAAACTCGGAATAGTCATCGAAGTCTGAATATAGCTGTTCTACAAGGGAAGTTGTGGGTACAATGACCAATATTTGACCACTTTTGTGCATTAAATGGTGTCGAATGGCCATATATATGATCAAACTTTTACCAGAAGCAGTTGGAGATAGCAATAATGACCGCTTTTTCTCTAACGCACACGAGAGTGCATCTAATTGATAGTCCCTGGGTGTTATATGGTCCCCCTGCACGCTCAGTGCAATCTCAGACAATAAGCCTTCAATATCAGGTTGAAATTTAGATTCTGGTGATCCAAAGGTAGACATATCAACTTCTAGTTCATATTGTCTAGCATTTGCAAATTCTTTTACGTATTCGAATAAGCCGCCGTATAATGTCTTATATCT